ATGAGCCTACTACTAAGGGTATCCTACTACTAAGGGTAACCTACTACTAAGGGTACTACGTATATATGTATATAGGTATACATGTACATATGTACGTAGGGGTACCCCTGGGGGGTAGCCTATGCCCTGGACGATCGGCCCCCTCCGGGGGCTTGTGGGGGGTCTCAGTACCACGCACTCTCCACATATTCCTCATGTCCTACATTTTATGGGGGGTACCCCCTTTCCAGGAGGTAGGGGTATTTTTCTGGGGGGTGCATTTCTGAGGAGGTCCCTTTTTTGTGGGGGTATCCCCTTGGTGAAGATTTCCACTTGACGGATCCAGAATCCGTGATCTACTTCCACGCCGTGGGATGGGCCCCTGGTGCGTAGGGACCTTCGGGGGGCGTGGGATGGGCCCCTGGTGCGTAGGGACCTTCGGGGGGACGGTCAGGGTGACGGGGATCCCGGGGCCGGGGGCCCACCCGAAGAGACTGACGGAAAGGGTAGGTGCCACATGAAGAAGCTCGAGTCGATTCTCGCGGGAGTGGTTGCAGGCGGCGTCGGCCTCTTCGCCGCGTTGGCGTTCCTGGATTTCTTCTGGTGGATGCGATGAGCCGCCCCTGGCGATTCCACCTCTACCACGCGGACATGGGCACCATTGGCCAGACTCCCATCGCGGGCCCTACGAACTCGGCAGCTCCTCCTGGAGCGAACGGGTACTCCTACTTCGGCGGCTTCAGCATCTCGGGACGCGGCGTCATCGGATCCGACAGCGTCTACGCCATCACACTCCTCGGGATGAGCCCCGCCGTCATCTGCATCACCCCCTCCCTCGATGCAGGAGACCCAAAACCCTTCTGCTGGACCCTTCCCGACGGCGTGACCATCAAGGGCGCAACTCCCGGGGGGGCTCTCACCACCTCGGTGTGGCTCCCGGACTTCTCGGGAGGGGCATCCCCTCCATCCCAGGCGAACTGCGACGCCCACATCCTCATCGCGAATGGGGGTATCTCGTGAGAGCCCTCGACCGCCCCTTCGTCTGCAGTGTCGGGAATGCCTACGCTGGTATCTTTGCCGCCCCGGCATGGACCACCGTGGGCAGTCCCTACAACCTCGTCACCGTCACTCCCTCTTCCACCCAGACCGTGCGCGTCCACTACGTGCTCTTCCACATCGGGGCCACGGCGGGAGCCAGCGCAACCGCCACCCTCGAGTTCCAGTGGGGCGGGGCCACGAAGTTCACCATGGAGAACCGCGCCCAGGCCACCGGGATCAACTTCGCTCCTACGGAGCTGAGGTTCCCCCTCGGGGGCTACTACGAAGGAGCCCTGGGGGAAGCGTTCAACCTCAAGTTGACGGTCACGATCGCTGACATCAATGTCGGATCCGTTCTCGTCCTCTACACCTACGGAGACGGCAAGTGAGCATCCTCTCCATGAGGGGGGACTACCTCCCCGAAGTGAAGAAGAACTCCGAGACCGGCAAGCACGAGAAGCACCGCCCCGTCTACAAGGACGGGGAGACGCCGGGACAGGAGTGGACCTCCCGGGAGATCCTCGCGATCCGGGCGCTTGCGAATCCCATGACGGCGAGTCCTGCGAAGGCGGCGAAGATCTCCCGCCTGACGATGAAGAAGGTCCGTCGTCTCATGCGGAATCCTTTCTTCCTGAACGCGATCTACGAACTCACCACCTACAACCTGAACCAGTACCGCTCCCGTGTGTACGGGGCTCTCGTGAAGTCGGCCCTGGGTCGCTCCTTCCAGGATCGCCAGCTCTTCTTCCGGCTCACCGGGGAGCTGAAGGCCGACGGCATGAAGAAGGTTCATCACTACAACCACATGATCGAGGACGACGGCTCCCACCTCGACGATGTCATCCGCCGGGATGCGTCGGATCTCTCCGAGCGGGACGCCCAGAACCTCGAGAACTTCTCCAGGCGCGAGGAGGATGAGGACTGATGGACGGCAAGAAGACCTACATCGCGGCGGCCCTCATGGGCGTGACTGCGATCTTCATGTTCTTCACCCAGCAGATCGGCACCGACGCGTTCATCCAGCAGCTCCTGGCCGCCATCGCGGTGGCCGGACTTCGCCACGCCATCGCCACGAAGTAGCCATGGGGTTCTTCCGGGTGGTCGGCAAGGTCGTGAAGGTCGTGAAGAGGCCGGTCTTCCGGATCCTGTGGGTACTTCTGAAACCTGAAATCGAGGAACGGATCCAAGAGGAGAACCGCATGGAGCCCTCGACCGACCTGTCACTCTCGGCGCAGGACCCCTTCATGTGGGCCACGGGGCTCACGAAGACGCTCTACTTCGATCACCAGCTCCGCGTCGGGCGCTGGATGATGGGATTCATCGAGCAGTCCGGGAACCCCGACGGTCCGTTCGTCGACATCTCCTCGGGCCCGTGGTTCTCCGGGGAGAGTCCCTTCCAGTTCGACATCAACCAGTACCACTACGACCTTCCCGTCACCGTCGGGAACGCCCCGGCGGGGACGCACTACTTCCGGGTCCGTCTCTACGACGGATCCACCGGCATCGTCTCTCCGCCCTTCGCCGTGAAGGTCCGGAGCCTCGAGGCGGGAACCCCTGGAGGGCGGAGTGCCTCGAGCGGCGAGATCTGAACTCGACTCCAAGTCGAGGAAGAACCTGACGAAGTACGCGTCCCAGCTCGATCGGATGCGTGCGGCCCGTCGTGACCTTGCCTCGAAGGGAGCCATGGATCCCCGCCGTCTCTCCCAGGACGAGAAGCTCGAACTCTACGAGGCGTTGAAGGACCAGAAGAAGGAGCGGGCGCTCTCCGACTTCTACTTCTTCGCCAAGTACGTCCTGAACTACCGTGACATGGCGGAGATGCACAGGGAGTTGTGCGACTTCGTCACCGCCCGGGACGAGGAGGGACAGTTCTACGAGCGGTCCCTCATCCTCGAGCCCCGTGGAACCTTCAAGTCCTCGGTAGTCACGATCGGACTCCCTCTGTGGCTCCTATGCCACAATCCGAATCTCCGGATCCTGATCGACTCCGAGGAGTACATGAAGTCCAGGGCCTTCCTCGCGGAGGCGAAGGCCCACATGACCTCGAACGAGGAGTTCCGACGCCTCTTCGGGGAATGGGACAAGCGTCGCTTCAAGGGGGATGTCTGGACCCAGACCCAGATCAACATCGCCCCGCGCCGGTCGTCCGAGAAGGAGACCACGATCTCCACGGCGGGCGTGGATGTCTCGAAGGTCGGCATGCACTACGACGTGATCATCTGCGACGACCTCGTCTCCGACAAGAACTCCGCGACCCGCGCCCAGCGCGAGAAGGTCATCGACCACTACAAGAAGATGCTTTCGATCCTCGAGCCCAACGGGATGTTGATCTTCATCGGCACCCGGTGGGACTTCGGGGACCTCTACGGGCACATCCTCGAGATGGACCGTGACCTCGAGGAGAAGGGGAAGAAGCCCGTCTGGAGGAAGCTGATCCGCTCCGCCGTCCTCCCGGACGGGAGGCTCCTCTTCCCGGAGAGGCTCTCCCAGGGGTTCCTCGACGCGCAGCGCCACGAGCAGGGCCCGTACATCTACAGTTGCCAGTACCTCAACGACCCCTCGGGATCGGAGGACGCGCTGTTCAAGGTGCGGGACTGGATCCAGTGGTGCGCGGAGCTTCCTCCCGTCGAGATGAAGTGCGCGATCCTCGTGGATCCCTCGGTGGGGCGTACCGACGACTCCGACATGACCGCGATCGTCACCAACCTCGTGGATCCCCTCAACAACTGGTACGTGTGGGATGTCCAGCGAGGCCGGTGGAATCCGAAGGAGATCATCGACAACCTCGTGCGGGCCCGGAGGAAGGTCGTGGAGGAACTCGGGATCCAGCCCCACGTCGGGATGGAGTCCGTCGCCTTCCAGCGCACGCTCTCGTTCTACGCCCGGGACCTGATGCTCCGGCGCGAGATCGAGAGGTTCTCGATCATCGAGCTGAAGACGGATACCCGCACGACGAAGGAGATGCGGATCAAGGGCATCATCCCGCTCGCGGCCCAGAAGAAGATCCATTTCGTGGCTCCGCGTCTCGAGGTCGCGCCCTTGGGAATGAAGGTGCTCTACGAGGAGATGGAGCAGTTCCCCAAGGGCGTGACTGTTGACTGCCTGGATGCTCTGGCGTACACGCCGAGCCTCGTGACTGCGCCGAAGGCGAATCTTCCGAAGCCCAAGGGGCAGGGATTCTGGGACAGGATCATCGCGGACCGCAACTTCCGTGGGAAGTACGGGAAGAAGACTACGACGGTCGGATCGCGGATCCGGAGAGGACGTTATGCCGCGTAAGCTGACGGATTCCGAGATCAAGAACTGGACCAGCCGGATCACGGTTTCCAAGGCCGTGCTCGAGCGGAAGGTGAAGAGGTGGAAGAACGTCGTGAACCTCTACGCCAACCGTGCCATCCCTCCCGTCGAGGGAATGGGATCCGAGGCTGATGCGGACATGGTGACCGTGAACATGATCTTCTCGAACGTCCGGATCAAGGCACCCTCGCTCTACTACGCCAACCCGGACTTCATGGTGCTTCCCGAGAAGCCCTACCCTGCCGAGAAGATCCAGGCGGTGGACTCCGTCCTGCGCTGGGCGATGCGGTACGCGAAGATGAAGGACCGGATGAACCGTTGCGTGCTGGATTCCCTGCTGATGTCGATGGGGATCTGCAAGCAGGGCTACTCGGCCCGTCTCATCCGGAACATGGAAACCCCTCCACGTGATGAGGCGACCGGGCTGCTGGAGAAGATCAAGGGTGTCCTCCCAAAGAGGAAGTCTCCTGAGCGAGAAACTTCGGTCTTGACGCCGCCCCCGCGCATCGCCGTGGAGGGGCCCACGCTCATGCGGGTCTCCCCCATGTCCTTCATGACGCACCCGGATGCACGCTTCCCTCTGAACGAGGGGGCCCGCTGGTGCGCCCAGATCGCCATCAAGACCCTGGGGGAGATCCGTCACGACGAGCGGTACGACGCGAACTGGCGCAAGAAGCTCCAGGCGACCCACTTCCTGGACAAGACGAAGATCGATCTCCAGACCGAGGCCGGTGGGCAGGTCGACGATCCCGACATGGCGTTCGTGATCCTCTACGAGATCTGGGACATGATGCACCGGGAGGTGCTCGTCTTCGCGGAGGGGAACTGGGACGAGGGTCCGGGCAGGCTGGTGGATTGGCCGTTCGACCGGATGGAGGGTTACCCCTACACGATGCTCGTCCCCTACGAGATCCCTGACGAGTGGGAGGCCTTGACCGAGGAGGATCCCATCGCCCACCAGCTCGAGGAGCTGAACAAGATCCGGTCGTACCAGATCCAGCACCTCAAGCGTGCGAACCGGAAGTACATCTCGAGCCCGGATCTCTCCGAGGAGGATCTGCGTGCGCTCGAGATCGGGGCGGACGGACTGGTGGTGCGGGCCACGGAGCGTGGGGATGTCCGCTCGATGCTCGCTCCGATCCAGGACGCGCAGGTCAGCCCCGACGTGTACAACACGCAGGAGATCATCAAGAACGACATCAACACGATCTCCGCCGTCGCGCAGTTCGATCGCGGATCCGTGGCGGGTGCGGGGACGGCGACCGAGGCGTCCATCATCGAGTCGGGGAACCGCCAGCGTGCGGACTTCTCCCAGCTCCAGGTGGCGGACTTCGCGGTGGAAACGCTCCACAACCTCCTCGCGATCTGTCAGCAGTGGCTCCCGGAGGATCTCGTCCTCCAGGCCACGGGCGATGCGGCCCAGCCGTGGATGGAGATCACTCCCGAGGAGATCGACGGGAGGTTCGCGCTCGAGATCATCCCGGGATCGCTCTCGCCCCCGAACAAGGACCTCATGCGGGTCCAGGCGCTCCGCTTGCTCGAACTCTGGGTGAACAATCCGGGGGTCGATCAGTACGAGCTGAACCTGATGGTCGCCCGCCAGTTCCCGGAGGTCCTGGGGCACGGGACGTGGGACAAGATGCTGAAGAACCCGAACATCCAGGTCCCGGATCTTCCCCCGTCCGCTGAGGAGGCCCTCGCAGGGGCGGCACCCCCCATGGGGCCTCCCGGCGGACCCCCGATGATGATGCCCCCGGCGGGTCCTCCGGGGGTCGGGATTCCCGTGGCTCCCCTTCCGGGTCCTGGTGGACCCCAGCCCGCCGCCATCCCTGGTGGTAACGGAGGTCCGTTCTGATGGCCACCTTCTTCCGGGGAGTCGGTGAGGGAACCGGGCAGACCGGGACGTACGTCTTCGACAAGAAGCTGAGGAAGTTCGTCCTGATCTCGGATCGGGCTCCCAACGTGGCGGGGATCACGTCCATCCACGGGGAGACCGTGAGCTGCAAGCCGGGAGGGGAGACGATCGACCTCGGTGTGGGGAAGGTCTACCGGGTGAACGACGCTTCCGAGAAGCGGCGCGTCCTGAAGGAGAACGGGGTCATGCCCGCTCCGACCGGGATGAAGCACACCCGCAAGGAGATCAAGTTGCCGAGCTTCGGGGAGTACTTCCACAAGAAGCACGGGATGCCTCTCAAGGAGGCGACCGGGCTCGTCCACAAGGCGGGGGAGGATTCCTGATGCCGTTCAAGAGCATCGAGCAGTTCTTCTACCTGAAGAACCAGGAGCCCTCGGCGTTCAAGCGGTTCATGTCCCACGAGCGTGGGAGGACGGAGAAGGAGATCATCAAGCGTCTCCGGAAGAAGGGGGGCAAGAAGAAGTGAGCGAGTACGAAGGCTACGGAGCCCCACGTCCCTCCTCCATCCCGGAGCAGGAGCTGTGCGTGTCTCCTGAACAGATCTCGGGACTCACGGTGTCGTCCCGGGTGAGGGTGGTCTTGACCGGACGGGTGACGGGGATCGAGGAAGAGGAAGACGCGGCCCCGCCGAATTCCGTTACCGAGCTTGGCCGCCGCAGGTACAAGATCACCGTGGAGTCCGAAGACGTTCAGGTGGAGCCCATGTCGGTGAGTCAGTTGGCTGAACGGCTGATGCAACCGCACCTCCTCCCGACGAATCCTGGGGGTCCTGTGACCCCTTACCCTGGATAGCGAGGTCCTGATGTACAACGAGAAGAATCCCCACCTACTCCCTCCCGCAGAAGGCGGCTCTGGGAACGTGGGAGATATTCCACCCGTGATGCCCGCTGACCGGGTCCCTTCCATCAGCAGGCCCGTGGGTAGCGAGGTCAAGGTGACCTCTCCCCACGACGCCGTGCTCCCGATGGACGGCCTCCCGGGGCGGTCCGGAAGCGAGCCCCAGGAAGGTGGGGAAGAGGCTCCCGCTCCCAAGGCGGCGGCCAAGGCCCCGGCTTCCAAGCCGGACGGGGAAGCGCCGGAGGTGGAGCTGCGCTACTTCGCGAGAGAGTTCGACGAGTCGTCTCTCCCCGAGGCTGCGCGTCCGGTATTTCACGAGATGAGGCAGGAGCTGGATCGGGTTCTCGAGCAGATCCCGTCCATGGACGTGCTGAACGAGCTGGCCGCGAGGGCGCAGGCGTACGACAAGATCGCGTCGGACCCGGCGTTCGAACGGTATCTCAACTCCCTTGCAGGGGATGTCGGGAAGTCCGCGACTCCGGATGGTTCGGATGTCGAGGACGACGAGATCCTTTCCAACCTCGATGTCGACACGAAGTCCGCCGTACAGCGGCTGATCGACAAGGCGATCGAGTCCAGGGTCGGACCCCTCATGCAGGACGTGTGGGGACAGAAGGCCCGGGCCGAGATCTCCTCGCTGGAAGCCAAGTACGGGAAGGCCTTCACGACGGCGCTCGAGAACGGAGGGATCTCGAAGACGATGCAGTCCAAGAACCTCTCCGCCGAGGACGCGTTCCTGTATCTGCGCGGACAGGACGCTCTCCGTCGGCAGGATGCGGATCGGGCTGCTACCGCTGCGAGGAAGGCTGCTGCGACCATGGAAGGGCCCGGCTCGACCCGATCGAACGTGGCTCCCATGCCTCGTAAGGTGAACACCGTCCAGGATGCGTACCGTCTGGCCGAGGAGATGATGGGCAGGCGGGAGATCTAGGACACCACACTCACGAGGGTTTGACACATGCCTACCCCGGCACAGTGGCAGTCGAGTCTGGTCCTTGACCAGATCCTGACGACCACGGTCCAGAACTACATGCAGACGTTGTTCGAGCAGGTCCTGACGAACAACTTCCTGTACTACTGGCTGTTCTCCCGCAACCGCATCAAGACCATGGACGGCGGCGAGGCCATCGTCGTTCCGCTCATGTACGGCTTGAACGAGACGGTGCGGTCCTACTCCGGGTTCGATCCTCTGGATGTGACCCCGCAGGACGGACTCACTCCGGCTCGTTACGAGTGGAAGCAGATCTCCGGATCGCTTTCCATCTCGCGGAAGATGGAGCGCCAGAATTCCGGTAAGGCCCGGATGCTGTCCCTGCTCGAGGCCAAGATGGAGCAGCTCCGCATGAGCTTCAACGAGGTCCTGGGCGCGATGGCCTTCGGTCGCGGACTCGGCAACGGCGGAAAGGACTTCCTGGGGCTCCGTGCCCTGGTGGAGCCCGGTTCCTACGGAACCGTGGGCGGGATCGACGGCAACACGTACACGTGGTGGCGGAATCAGGCGGTTGCTGCCTCCGGGTATCCGGGTGGTGGGAACTTCGACGCTGGCGGTACGGCGGACACGATCGAGGGACAGACGATGGTGCGTGACCTGTACATGAAGTGCGTGCGGGGAACGCAGCAGCCGGATCTCGCGATCACCCACCTGACGACCTACTCGGAGTACGAGGCCGCTCTCGCGCAGAACGAGCGGTTCACGGACTCGACGACGGCGATGCACGGCTTCATGAACCTCAAGGTCAAGAACGCCACGATGGCCTGGGAGGAGTCGTACATCTGGGGCGGGGCTTCCCCGTTCACGACCGTCGGTTCCGTGGGGCAGTTCTACCTGCTCAACTCGCAGTTCCTGCAGGTCGTCGTCGACTCGGAGACGAACTTCGTCTCCACGCCCTTCGTCCGGCCCCACGACCAGGACGCCCGCACGAGCCAGATCCTGCTCATGGGCAACCTCGTCGCGTCGAACCGGAAGCGCCAGGGCGTGATCTACGCCATCACGTAGGTAGGCTTCTTCCGAACTCGGGAGAGGATCCCCCCGGGAGGGGGGACATAGAAGAAGGAGCACAAGAACATGAGGATCCAGGCCATCAACGCCAGCACGCTCGACCGGGAGCTTCCCAACGCTTCCGAGCGGTCGTATCTGGTGATGAAGAACAAGAACGCGTACACGGCGTACAAGGGAACCCCTGCCTTCCTGATGATCGTCGGGAACGAGACGTACACGGGGACGAAGGGTTCCGGGAACGCCACGGTCACCACGGCCTTGGCTGGGCGTGGAGCCCAGGGGACCACCACGCGGAAGATCTACAACGCCGCGAGGGGGTACAGCGCCACGGACGCCCCCATGTGGCTCGGGTTCTGGGATGACGAGCCTGCCGCCGGGAAGTTCGGGCGTGTCCAGATCAGCGGCGTGTGCGACAACGCCGTCGTGAAGGACCACTCGACGACCTCGATCACGGCCAATGCCGGGATCGCGGGGACGCCCGCGACCACGAGCAGCATCGATCACCTGCTGTTGACGGCTACCATCACGTTCCCGGCTGCGTACGGGGTGGTGGTGGACACGGCGGGTGTGACGGCGACGAACAGCCATTTCTACTTCGACGTGGGTGTCCTGATCGGCCCTGGCTGGTCTTCGACTCACGGGTGGTAGGAGGAAGCTGATGCCACAGGTCCCCGAGGGTGCGGATCTCCAGGCAGCGGTCAGGTCCATGGAGCGCTTCAACCGGAACATGGACCAGAGATTCCATGTCACTCTTGAGGACCAGTTGTCCCCGGAGCGGTTGCAGGACGGTGAAGAGATCATCCTGAATTTCCAGGAGATGAGCCGATGCACGGTATGCGGTCGTCTCGTCACTCTTCGCCGCCTGCTCCGCGAAGGGATGTGCAAGTGCTTGAACCGGAAAGTGGTCACCGCCGGATTCCTCCGCGAGGAAGACATCCTCGAGATCGAAGAGGAGTACGGTTGGGACCACGTAACCATCACAGGGTTGACCCATGACCAGATTTCCCCCCGACTACATCCCCCCGGGTGCGACAGACGCGGAGAAGCCGATTTCGGGCTTCACGAGGAGCGACTACATTCCTCCGCCCTCCGAGGGCATCACCGAGAGCGAAATCGAAGGCTTGAACAACTTGCCGATCGAAGGTGGCTCGCCGGACACGCCGGAGAGTTCCTCCGGAAGCTCGTCGGAAAGTCCTGATGATCCGACGGTCGGGATGTCGCTGAAGGAGCTGGGCAAGTTCCTGGTGGACTCCGGGATGGACGTGGAGTCCGTCCGGAAGCTGAACAAGATGCAGCGTCGGAAGAAGGCCCTGGAGGTCCTGGCTTCGGAGGGTTAGGTGGGAGGCACTGGAAAAGGTGGGTCGAAGACCCAGCCGACGTTGAACCGGGAGTCGGTGACGTACACCGGTGAGACGGCGATCACTCTTCCGGATCACACCCGAGCCATCCTCGTGAGGGCTCTCTCCGCCACGGATCTTCGGGTGGCGTGGGCGACGGGACAGGTGAACTCTGCCTCGGGGGACTGGTTCCTCTTGAGGGAGGGGGAAACCTACTGGGAAGACGACATGTGGACGGGGAAGACGTTGTACATGCGGGCCGATGTGGCTGCAGCCAACGTCGATGTGGCGGTTCTCACGTGGGAGTAGGTAGTGCCGATCCGGGGGCAGCTTCTTCACGCGAAGGGTGACACGGTCCAGGGTCTCCAGCCCATCCAGGGAGGAGTCGGCCACTCCTCGAATTTCTACCTGTCCCCCTATGAATTCTCACTCCAGTACGGTATCTCGGGAGCTGCCGGGACCGGTGGGGTACTCCGTACTGTCAACGGAACCTCCACGAACCGGGGCTTTACGATGCCCTGGGATTGCACCCTCGTGTGGAATTCCTGCACGAACCAGGATTCTCCCGTGAACGTCTCGGGGGATCTCGTGATCTGGGTGAACGGGTTCTCCACCTATACGATCCCTGGAGCTTTTGGAACTCCTCTTCCGGTTCCCTACGCCAACATCACGTTGGGCTGGGATTTTTCTGCGGGGGATGCGGTCAGCTTCCGGCTGGGAACGGTGGTCGGAGGAACTATCTCGAACCTGAACGCCACGGCTGGTTTCCGGAGGCGGTTCTGATGCCCATCCAGGACGTGGGGTTCCAGCCTCGGACGGTGTCCATCGCGGGAACGGATGTCCGGATCTGGACCTTCCGGGATTCCACGGGGGACCGGGTCTCGATCAACGAAGACACCCTGGTGTACGCCAGGAACGCATCCCCTACAGGAACGGAGTTCCTCCGCACGATCAACGGGGTCACTCCCAACTCCACGTTCGGTCCGGTGGTTCCCTACAACTGCAAGATCGTGTGGCTCACGGCGAGCGCTGCCAACACCCCGAACGTTCCCCTGAAGATCTGGTCCGGGGGAGCTACCTTGAGTACGCTCACCTGGAACTCCCAGAATCAGGCGTGGGCCTTGGATGTCGATGTTTCCCAGATGGCGAACATCTCTATCGAGCACGCCTATAATCCCATGGACCTTACGCAGGTCCAGGCCCAGTACCCGATCGTGGTGATCGGCTACAGGTGGAGGTTCTGATGTCGACCTTCGTCTTCTCGCTCCACCACCTGACTCTCTCGGACCTGCGGTCGAGGGTGGTCCGCAAGATCCGGAACGACCAGATCGACGACGATGTGGACGGGTGGATCAACGACGTGGTCCAGTGGCTCACCGCCGAATTCCCGCAGGAATCCCTCCTCTCGGACGGGGAGGATCTCCTCACGGGAACCGGGGCCACGCGGTTCTTCGATCTCCCGGACGACTTCCAGCACATGCTGGTGGTCTACGACGAGACGGACAACTCCCCCCTGGACGGGGTCAGCCCCCAGGCGATGATCGAGGAGTGGGAGACCTACCCTCTCGTCACCGAGGACCCCCAGTGCTACACGATCGTCGGTCGGAAGAACGCCGTCGGTTCCACGAACCCCACCGGGATCGTCCAGCCGAAGAGGATCAAGTTCGACACGATCGTCCCGTCCGCGAAGGTTCTCCGGTACACGTACTACAAGCTCCACCACAAGCTCGTGAACGACGACGACCCCGTGTTCCTGGACCCCGAGATCCAGGCCATGATCGTGGATGGGGTTCTCCTCGAGGCGGACCAGTTCTCGAACCACGAGGACTATGAGCGCCACGAGAGGAAGTTCATGCGGCGGATGGACCGGGCGTTGACCCGGAGAGCCCGCCAGCCCTCCCGCCGGGTGCAGGTCGGCGGGGGGTATCGTCGCGGCAAGCCGTATCCGCCGAGGCTCCCCTCCAACTACCCTAGGGGTTGGTGATGTCCCAGAAGGCGGTCTTCGCCCACATCCCGTTCGCCGGGTACAAGAAGACCCGGGAGAACACGGACCCGTTCTTCTCGAGCCCCGGGGATCTCACCGAGGCCCAGTTCGGGATGTACACGTTGGAGGGAGGGTTCCTCCAGCATGGAGGAATCAAGCTCGCGGCGGCTGCCGTCTCCGGGACTCCGAAGCCCATCTGGATGTACCGGTGGTATCGTGGGAAGAGCTACGCCACGAACCCGTTCCTCGTGCTCTACGACAACGGGTCCCTCTACATCGCCAACTCCGACCCGGCGGCTGTCTCCTTCACGATGGTCCTCGGGCAGGACTTCTCCACGGGCGTTGGCGTGAACATCACGGGCCTCTCCAGCACCTACTTCTCCGTGGAGGATACGGCGGGGTGGTTGTTCTTGGCTCCCGAGGATGCGGCGGATTCCTTCTACGCGTTCAACGGGACCCAGTTCTTCCAGGTGGGAGCGGTCCCCCCGGTGACCTCGGGAGGGTCTCCTGATTTCACTCCGGGCTTTGCTGGGAGCACCGGGGGTACTCTGACCCCGGCCACCTACTACTTCGTCTTCACGTACTACTTCGGCCCGGACAAGGAGCTTGGGGAATCCAATCCTTCCGGGGAGCACTCGTACACCCTCGTCGGCCCGAACAACCGGATCGTGATCTCCGGCCTTCCTGCTGCCGCCCCACGGGACGACATCGGGTACATCCGGATCTACCGGACTTTGGCGACCGGAGCCTCCGGAGGTCCGTACTACTACGTGGGCGAGGTCCAGATCGGGACCACCACCATCAACATCGATACCGGAGACGCGGCTCTCGCCTTCGCGAACTTCGAACTCGAGACCGACCACGATCTCCCTCCTACCGGAGCCCGGTCTGTCGCTCTCCATCGGGACCGACTCTGGCTGGTGCAGGACGATCCTCCGAACCGGATCATCTGGTCCCTCGTCGGACAGCCGTACGTCTACCCCACGGAGAACTACTCCGACGAGCTGTTCCGCCAGACCCGGGAGATCACCACGATCTTCTCCCTGGGCCCCCGCCTCTACTGCTCGACGGACACGATCTGGGTCCTCGTGGGAGACCAGGAGTCCAATTTCTACTGGGAGAATCTCCAGAACACCCAGGGGTTCATCGCGGAGCAGTCGGTCCGCCGGGCGGATGGGGTGGTCCTCGGTCTTGGAACGACTGATGTCCTGGTGTTCGATGGTACGAACACGTCTCCCCTCTTGAACGTCCGGGGGGTCGTCGAAGGGATCCTCCCCACGTTCAGGAAGAACGCCTTCGCGGTCTATCGGAAGAAGCACTACTACCTCGCCCTCCAGACCGAGGCGGCCCTGGATCCCAGCCTGATCCTTCTCATCCGCAGGGACCCTACGGCGGGAGCCGAGATGGGATTCTCGGCGTCCATCCTCAAGACGGAGTACATCCCGGATTCCGCCCACCCCGAGATCTACAAGACCTTCCGGGTCTCTGCTCTCTCCGGGTGGAGGGATGAGCTGAACCGGATCTACATCGGGAAGTCCGACGGGAAGATCTACGAGTTCGACAGGTTCTACTCGATCTCCGAGGATGGGGAGGATACCGCCGGTCTCGAGTTCAAGCTCAAGACCTCCTGGTTCTTCCCGAACGGTCCGTACGGGTGGAACATCTTCAACCGCTGGTACGTGGCGATCGAGGACGAGGGTGGGGGTGGGGACGTGGAAGTCTCCTGGGAGATCATGGACGACAACTTGAACTCCCTTCGTGAGGGATCCCATGTGGTGTCTCTTACGGATGAGTCCATCCCCGATGTGGTCGTCGGGCGCTGGAACAACACGAGGTGGTCATGACCATCGTCTGGGATGGAGCGATTGCGGGTCCCCTCTACGCGGACAACTTCGTGTGGCCTACTCCCACGGCCTACTCCGATGGAGCCGGGAACATCGTGGTCACCCAGACCACTACCACGATGCACACGAACCGGCTCGAGATCCGGAACTGCACCTCCTTGAAGATCCCGCCGAACGGGTATCTCTCGGCCCAGACGAACTCCACGACCGAAGCTGGGGAGGTCATCATCATCGGGGACCCTGAGAATCCCTGCGTGATCGATTCGGTCTCCGGACAGTTCCAGACCCTCTCGGTGGCCCCCGCTCATACCGGAGCGATCCCGAAGCTCGAGATCTACAGCGCGGAGATCAAGAACGCCGGGCAGGCACCGGGGTTTCCTGCGGTCTCCGGGACCGCTGGAGGTTCCGGCAGGCAGTTCAAGCTGGTGGTATGGGATACCAAGATCCACCTGTGCAAGGCGGACCTGATCAACGTCGTCACGGGAATCCAAACCGTGACCGGCCCTGTGGACATCCGGAGGTGCCAGCTCATCGCCTGTGGAACGGATGGCGACAAGCTCCGTCAAGCCATCCAGCTCGATGGGCTCGATGCCGGAGCCAAGGTCACCGTGGACCATTGCTCCTTCCTGTTCAGGTCCCTCCGTACCGCCGGGAGGCAGGACACGATCTCCATCGGGAACAACGTCGAGCTGACGTTGACGAACAACATCATCACCCAGGAGAACACGGACGGAGTCCAGGTCAGTCGGGTGGTGGACATCACGGGAACCGGAACGGTCGTGAACAACAACAACTTCATCTACACCTATGTGGAAGCCCAGGACCTGGGGTCGCTCGTCCTGGACTCCACGGATCAGGCGGCGGATCCCGGGTACTACAACTCCGCTTGTGCGACTCCCGACCTCCGACCGAACGCCGCGAACGGAACCCCGGATCTGTGGGAGGCGGACTCCATCGGGTGGCACCCGGGAGCCCTCGAGCCCCACAACCTCGTGGCCACCCTCTCCGGGACCACGGATGAGGTGATCTCCGCCGGGACGGACTGCGTGTACGCCTCGTCGAAGCAGAGGGTCTACGAGGGTTCTTTCGCCACCCCCACGTCCAAGGGGCACCGTGGCCGGGGAGTCCGGCTGCAGTTGAAGAGCACTGACCACAAGGGCCAGCGGACTTTTGCCGGGGCATGGGTCGAGTTCATCCCCGAGTCGAGAGGATAAGCGATGACGATCCCGATCAGGCCGTACAACTACATCCCTGGGAACGTGATCATCGCGGCCCAGAACAACGCGAACGAGAGTCTTCTCTACTCGGTGCTCGCCGGTGGGATCGAGGACGACAACATCGGCACCCTCACCGAGTCCGCCATCACGTGGCTCGCCTCGGGAGGGCACACCCACGACGGGACGGTGACCGGCGGGTCCAAGATCGTCCTCTCCGGATCCACGGGAGGGGATACCTACTGGGCGTCCTTCACGGCCACGGCGAACGGTGACGCGATCACGGCGGCGAACTCCGCCGGTTCCAGCTATGCCGCTCTTCGCGGAGTCGGGAACAACGCCTCTTCCTTCGGGGTGGCTTCGGACAACACCCAGGCTTTGGGTGTGGGTCTCTCCGCCACCGCTTCGGGAGGAGGGAACGCCATCGCGGCGTCCAACTCCGCCGGGGCGTCCGAGGATGTCATCGTCGTCACGAACAACTCCTCGACGGGGACGAAGTCCGGGATTCTCGTGACGAAGGCCGGTGCCGGGTACGGCGTGTACGTGAACAACACGGCGGGAGTGAGCCCCTGCTTCCTGGCCAACCTCTCCGCGATCGCGGTCGGGCTGTCGATCACGGGGGCTTCCACGCAGCCGTCGATCAGCATCGCCTCCACCAGCAGCGGGGATGCGATCGACATCACGTCGGCCACGACGGTTGCCCGGACCTGCATCGACATCAACATGACGGGAGCCACGGGGAACCACGTGGGGATCGCTTCGAGGATCGACTCCTCGGGATCCGTGACCGGGGTCAACAGCTACGTCGTCGCTGGAGGGGCTGCCTCCTACGCGGGAGTCTTCAAGAACGACGGAGCGGGACTGGGTCTCGAGGTGACCTCCCAGACCGGGTACGCCATCTGGGCTCAGGGGTCTCCGACCACGGTCGGGTACGCGAGCAGGTTCGCCTCTACTACCACAGGAGGGGCTCTGGACGTATCCGCTACGTCCGTCACGGCTTCTGGAGGAACGACGGCTGCCGTACAGTGGGGATGCCGGGTTATCACGACCGACAACAGCAACGTGAACGCCTTGTACGTCGGAGGCAGGACTTACCTGCATGGAACCTTCGACGTGTCCGGTGGTGGAAAGGGGTTCTTGAATCCTCACCCGAAGGACTCCACGAAATCCATCCGGTTCGTGACCTTGGAGGGTCCGGAGAACGGGGTGTACTGGAGAACGAGGGTCCGTCTCGACAGGTTCGGTCACGCCCGGATCCAGGTCCCCGAGCATGTGTGGATGTGCATCCCCGAGGACTACGAGATGGATGTCTTCTGCAACGGGAAGGCCGAGGGATTCCACCAGACGGCGGATCAGGTCATCCAGGTGGACGGCCCACCCCACATGAGCGTGTCGGTCTTCTGTCTTGGGACCCGTAGGTACTACGAGGACTTCCAGGTGTACCATCCCCATGACTGGTCGGAAGACAGAGAGAAGCCGGGAACGGACGCCTACAAGGCCTACGGGCCGCTGGAGAACTGATGCGTCGGACCGAGCTGAAAGGGACTTCGGATCATTCGGAAGTCCGGGAGCTGAACCGGATGCTCCGGGAACTCGAGGATGAGCTGCGTCAGTTGAAGAACCAGTCGGTGAAGCCCCGGGGTTCCGAGAAGGTGGTCCCGGGGGGAACGCTCCAGGTGGGGAAGCCGGACGGATCCACCTTGCAGCTCCGGTTCGTGGAGAAGGACGGGTTCACGGAGAACGGCGAGTACACGCTGCAGGCTTTCAACGGCAAGCAGTGGAAGACGGTGACGCTCACGTAGGGAGGTGGTTTCAGATGTCGGCCAACAGCATCGTCGGAGTTCCGAATCCGCAGGCGCTGGCTCGGCGGTACGCGGACACGGCGTACGAGCTGACCCGTCGGCGGTACGCCTCCCAGTTCGGGGCGGAGAAGCAGAACCTGCTCTCGCAGTTCGCCGGACGGGGAGGATTCCTTTCGAGCGCGGCCCGCTCCGCCGAGAGGGGCCTGCGAGCGGAACAGCTCCGGGCTCTCGGGGAGACGAGCCTCGCGTCCCAGCTCCAGGGTCAGCGAGCCGGGCTCGAGGAGGCCGGGTTCCTGGAGGGGGCCCGCCAGTTCAACCAGGGCCTGGACTGGCAGAAGACCTCCTTCGCGGAGCAGCAGCGGTTCCAGGCTGCGGAGGCCGAGAAGGAGCGTCAGTTCCGGGCGGCCCAGGCGGCCATCGAGCGTGCAGAGGCCGCCAAGGCCCGTAAGGGAGGACTTTTCGGGAAGATCCTGGGTGGGGTAGGGGGGATCCTGGGATCGGCTGTCCTGGGGCCTGTGGGGGGCATGCTGGGGGGTAAGCTCGCGGGCCTCTTCGGAGGAGGGGGCTACCAGGGTCCCACCTCCGGGTACGCCCCCGGGGTGATGGCCCCGAACTACTCCATGGGTCCCTACTCCATGCCGAACACGGGGGGCTACTACGGCCCGAGTCCGTATCCGATGCAGTACCCACCGCCGAACTACTGGCAGTACTTCCAGCCGGGGAGGTAGAGGTCGATGGCAAGCGAGAAGACCCTGGCCGGGTGGGCTGGACTGGTCGAGGGACTCCGGGAAGGGGTTCAGGAGTACCAGGGGAAGAAGGAGCGCACCAAGGCGGTCGAGGAAGAGAAGGCCCGGTACAAGCAGCAGTTCGAGTACCAGCAGATGAAGGATGCGCAGCAGGCGCAGCGGGACATGCAGATCATGGCCATGCAGATGGAGGAGCAGGCCAGATCCGCTGCACGGTTCGAGAGGGAGATGGGGAAGTTCGATCTCGAGATGGATCAGCTTCGTCGCAACTCGACGACCCGTCCCTACAAGCTCTACGACCCGACGACCGGGGAGACTGTCGAGCGGGAGCTGACCCAGGCTCAGATCGACCAGCTCACGGTCAACGAACTCGCCAACGTCCAGGAGCGTGGGAACAGGGTTCCGGTGGAGGTCAATGGGACCCGGCTCTTCCTCGAGCCTACCGATGCGGCGAGGGTCCTCGGGAAGGGTGACGAGGAGTTCCAGAAGGACGCGGACCGGGCGACGGACATGATCAACACCCTGATCCGTCTTGCCGCCGAGCCTCCCATGACGATGAACGACATGAACATGGCTGTTCCGATCGTCGATCCCACGACGGGGTTCCCTCCGACTCCGACGGAGCTGGTGAAGATGCAGTGGCCGCAGATCCTCGACACCGCTCGGGCGGCGTTCCCCCGTCTGGCGAATGCCGGGTACTTCGACAAGCTGGCCATGCCGGGAGAGGGATACCAGCAGGGAGTCACCCGTCTGTGGGACCGCCCTGATTCCCTTCCCGGGGTTCTTCCGGGTCCCGGATCGTATCGGGATGAGGTGACGAACCTCCTCATCCGTAACGCCATGGCGGACAGCCTCCGTGGTTCGTCTCGTCCCGAGAGCACGGCTCCCGCCGAGAGCACCGGACCCAAGAGGAGATAGCGGATGTCCACGGGAACGGGGATCGACTACATCCAGCAGCTCCGGGAGAGGGCCGAGGAAGAGCGCCGGAAGAATCCCCAGCAGTACGCCCAGCACCAGGGGAAGTGGGCTACCTTCTTCGACATCATCACTCGGGACACGCAGGGGTCGGCGTCCTTCTTCGACGAGCTGCTCTTCGACACGACGGATCGAAATCCGTTCGAGGCCTTCTGGCAGGGTGCGTGGCACGGGAAGGGTACGGCCAAGAGCTTCTCGGATGTCCTCACGAAGGCCGGATGGAATCCGGAGAGCAAGAAGGGGAGGCTCGCGAAGACCCTTACTTCCTTCGTTCTCGACGTTGGCCTTTCTCCGACCACGTATCTCGTTCCTGGGGCGAGCCCGTTCGCGAAGGCCGGGAAGGTACTCCCTCGTGCAGGGAAGGCTCTGTCGAAGTACGGATCGGCGGAGGCTGTCGCCGCGAAGTTCCCGGAGCTGAAGAAGGCCTCCGAGTTTCTCGAGAAGGCTCGTCGGGCGAACACGAAGCTCCCCACGTGGAAGAGGATCACGGATGTCCAGAAGGGCGAGGATGTCCTGAACGTCCTGGCGAAGCTCGAGAAGGGCCAGCCGATCACGTTGGCCGAACAGGCTCGCATCGGTGCCAGGAACCTCGTGGGCCTCCAGGGAGTCCTCGGAGGGAAGGTCTTTGCTGCTCCCCCGAAGGGGGTAAGTGCTGCGGTTCTCCAGGGGGGAGCCGAGTTCTTCGACATGATGGGGAAGACGAAGTTCCTCAACCCCATGGTGTCGGGGTTCGTGAAGTACGCGGATCAGGTCCGTGGGATCAAGCAGAAGTATCCGTCTCTCTTCAAGCTCATGGATCGCACCCGCCACAACATCGCGGCGGCTACGAACCAGGGCATCCTCCGGATGCTTCGTACGATGGCCCTCCTCGGAAACCAGGAAGAGGCCCGGCTGATCACCGACATCCTCGAGAGGGGGGATGTCCAGTACAAGTGGATCGACCTCACGAAGATCATCGATCAGTCGAACGCCCACCGGATCATCATGCAGGATGCTCCCGGGAAGAACGCTGTCTCCTCCAAGGAGGCGGCCAGGATCGTCTACGAGTTCTCGAGGACCAACATGGAGGCGGCGAGGCTCCATGGGGTGGACGCCCTCTTCGACACCGCGAATCTCTTCCGCCAGAAGAAGAAGCTGGAGAAGGAGCTGGCGCGGCAGACCACCGTCCCGGCCAGACAGACGGTCCAGGGAGCGATCGATGCGATCGATCAGCAGCTCGCGTTGGTCCAGGATCCGGACCTCCTTGCTCGTAGCAAGGAACTCAACGAGAAGTACCTCGGTCAGGGGCATTTCGGTACGGCGGTCGGACCGTATGAAGTCCCGGTCTACGGGGATGTGGACAACCTCCTCCAGTTCTCGACGCAGGAGATGGAGTCCGCTAACCGGTTCGACAAGCTGGTCCGGGAACTCGAGGCGAAGAACGCGTCGATGCTCGAGACCCGCACTGCTCTCGCCAAGTTCGCGGAGGAAGAGCGGACCCGGATGCTCCCGGGGAGAACCCCCAACTACCCGGTGGTCCGGTACAAGAACAAGGTCATCAAGTTCGCGAACAGGCTCGGGGAGATGACGCAGGCCACCCGGGAGAACCAGGGCCTCATGGCGGAGGCGAGGAACTACGATCTCCTCCAGGGAATCCCGGGAGTCGGTCGTTCCGATCTGGTGTGGATCGATGTTCCTATCACCACGCTCCGCCCGAACCGGCGTGGTTGGGAGAGGTCTGCAGGTGGGCTGTTCCCTATCGGAACCAAGACCCATTGGCAGGACCAGCTTGGGGAGTCCAACGTCCACTCCGGGTCCCCCCTTCCCGCATTCGTCGGGTCCCGGAGCCTCACCCAGGAGGTCCGGACGTACGGCCTCCCCACGGTCACTTCCTCTTCCGGGAACACGCGTGTCCTTGTTCCCGCCCTCGTGAAGGATGCGATCGAGGAGAACCCCGAACTCCTTGCCAAGTACAACAACAACCCCAGGTTCTGGCTCACTCCAGAGGGCAAGAAGCTCCATGCCTCGATGGATGAACTCCTCGGGAAAGCGTTCCGTCGAGGGGTGATCTTCTCGGGGGACGCCAATCTGGTCCCTTCTGGCAGTTTCCACAACCTCGTGTTCACCAAGGAGGGGAAGGTCCATCTCGTGGATGTCGGGGATGCGGATCGTTTCCTCGATCACTGGAACGCCTCCCAGAATCTCTGGGACGTTCCGATGAGCGAAAGGCGGAGGCGTCTCGCGGACCACTGGCTGGAAGTCCTGGACTCCTACATCAACTTCACGGTGGGAGCTAGGAACCAGCTCGGGGTCGGGTCGACCGGACTGCGGAACAAGTGGCACGAGATGAACACGGCTGCCATGGCCGAGGATTGGACAGCGTTCCGGATGCACCACAAAGAGATCGACGCGGTCCTGAAGAGCTGGGGTCTTCGGTCCCGGTACATGTCGTTCGATGCGTTCGATGACATGGCGAAGAAGCTCGAGTCTGCTCCCCGGATGTCGGACATCTACGATCCCGCGATCCGCAAGAAGCTCGATGCGGTCGGGAACCGCTTCTCGAAGAAGCTCTATGGGAAAGACTACAGCAGCCTCTCGCCTGCTCGGCAGGACAACGTCGATCGCCTCGTGAAGGACTGGGAGAAGCGCCAGAACCGGACCATTTTCACGGAGGACGTGATCGTCCCTCGGAAGGACCCTGACGAGTACGCCAAGCTCCAGCAGTTGGAGTCCTCGATGAGTCTCCGGGAGACCACCCTGAGCGGGGAGTTGACTGCCGCTCGTGCTCTCCACGAGGCCACGGCTTCGAGCGTGTCGAACGCGTATCCCTGGTCCGGATTCTCCCCGACGCTTCCTCATTCCCAGCAGCAGCTCATCAACAGTCGGGCTCTCAGTTGGGAGAACGCGGCGAACAACCCGCAGAACTACGTCACCGGATTCGGTCCTTCGGGTCAGCGCCTCAACCTCCGGGACCTCAACCCGTACGGCCCCACTGTTGACTACATGACCGTCATGACGGATCCCCACTACCAGCAGAACTTCCTGTTCGACCCGGAGGAGTTCCGTCAGTCGGGAGTGGCCGAGTTCATCTGGAAGGATGCGGTCCAGCACGACCCCACCGGGACCCTCCAGGGGAGGACTCTCCTCCCCGCTTTCGAGAATGGTGTCCCGGTCTTCCAGGCCCTGGAGAATGACCTCTCCCGTCTCTTTGGGGACCGGGCTGCTGTGACCTCTCATGCACAGAACCTGGGGACCGTTCGGTCGAGGCTGGCCTCTACCCGTCGGCACATGGCGGAGATGGATCTTCCCTCGACGTACACCGAGGTCCGGAAGAACTGGGTGCGGGCCAAGGACTTCTTCAAGTCCGAGAAGCTCTCCCCCATGGCGAAGGAAGCCTTGATCCTCATCGACACCTGGAACAAGGAGCTGTCCAAACTCCTCGTGGACACTGGGTTCCTGTCGAACGACTTCCTTGAGGAGTTCTCGAAGCGCCACGGGATCAACTACGTCCGTCACTACAAGACCATGGACTCCCCGATGGCTCTGGCGAGAACCTTCAACGAGATGGTTGCCGAACTGGTGAACCCCACCACCTTCAAGCCCCGGAAGCTCGAGGGTGCGATTCACGACATCCTCGATCGCGGAGGCCAGCAGTTCTTCGAGTCCGACATCGGGAAGATCATGGCGGCTCGCCACGTCGAGGTGATGACCGCCGTCGAGAACTGGAAGATGCTGAAGGGTATCGCGGAGAATCCGGAGTGGGCGAAGGAGATCGCCCCCTCGGGGTACAAGACGGTGAAGGGTGCCCATGGGGCCAACGTGCCCATCCCGTTGTTCACTCCGGATGAAGGCTACACGTTGATCGACCACCCCCTCTTCAAGGGTAGTGGGATCCAGATCAAGTCGGAAGTGGCTCGGGAGGTGAACAAGATCATCTCCCGCTATCGGGATGTCCGTGGGTTCCAGAAGAGCCTCCAGTACTGGGACCAGATGAACGACTGGTGGAAGCAGTGGGTGCTGTTCGTCGCTCCCTCCACGATTCACCGGAACCTCGTCGGCGGGATCCACAACAACTTCCTCGGGGAGGTTCCTCCCCACGTGATGCTGGAGACCCAGAGCTGGCTCGTGGGGAGGGACATCTTCTCCCCGGCTGTCCACTTCCTCACGGGGAAGAGGAACGTGAACCTCCAGTCCATCGGGGCAGTCGCTCGAGGGGGGCACAAGAAGGTCCGTGGGCTGAACATGACCCGCCAGCAGCTCCTCGACGAGATGAACTCGATGAACATCTTCAACCGTGGGATGTACGGGATCGAGGGGGAGATCGAGAGGCAAGCGGTCTCGAAGCTCGTCGAGGACCCCAATGTGGTGAAGAGCTTCAAGGCCATGCTGCAGGCGCGTGGGGTGAGGGGGAAGGCCCTGAAGGGGCTCGAGCTTGCTCTCCTCGGTGGTCCGAATCCCCAGAAGAACTGGATCGTCTCCTTCTTCAGGAAGCAGATGGAGATGGCCGAGGTCGTCATGCGGAGCGCGGCCTATGTCCACTCCCGGAGGCGTGGGCTCTCGGCGGAGGAAGCGGCTGCCGTCGTCAAGGAGCTGCACTTCGACTACTCCGACATGAAGCCGTTCGAGAAGAACGTGCTTCGCCGGTTCCTCTTCCCGTTCTGGTCCTGGACCAGGAACAACGTCCCTCTCCAGGCGAAGTTCATGATCACCCGTCCGGGGAGAACCAGGATCCCATATCTGGCGAAGCAGGAGATCGAGAAGGAATTCGGGGGCCCTACTCCGGACGAGCGCATCATGCCCGAGTTCCTCAAGGACAACCTGGGAATGCGGTACAACTACAACAAGGAGACCGGGACCTTCGAGTACTTCCTCCTCCGGTCCTGGCTGCCGTCGGGGGATGTCGCGGGGTTCCTCGATCTCGGGGATACCCTCACGTCGATGCTGAACCCCTGGATCCGGGCGGTTGGCGACATCTGGATCTACAACAAGAACCCGGCGTTCGATCGCGAGGTGGAGTCGTTCCCCGGAGAGATGCGGGACTTCATCTCCCCCGAGGCCGGGAAGGAGTACGCCAAGATCCCGGGAGCCAAGCCGATCGCGGAGAGTCTCGCGAAGCTCGGAAGCGGTGTGGGGCTCACGGTGGGATCCCCCCTCGAGGAAGGTGTCCAGGTGAGGGGGAAGCTCCTGCAGGCCCTGTCGATGTTCCGTGTGATCAACGAGCTTCGCAGGACCGGAGAGGTTTCCGCCCGTCAGGGAGGGAAGGCTGCCGCCGTGGTGACCATGCTCGGGAAGTCCTTCGGGTACGACCCTCCCAGGACGAAGAGGTCGGAAGTCAAGAAGATCACGAACGAGATGGCGGAAGTGAAGTGGGCGTGGAAGAACGCTCTTCGTGATGGGAAGAAGTCGGCGGCCAAGTACTACATGGAGAAGTACAAGAAGCTCGCCAAGAAGCGTGCAGAGATTTCGGCGGTTCCACTGCCAGAAGAGGAGGAGTAGTGGTGGCCGTCGACCGGGTCAAGCAGGGGTTCAACCTCCAGGTCGCGTTGTTCGTCCTGCAGGTGGTCCTTGCGGCCTTCGGGTGGTGGATCCGTACTGAGCTTACGGAGATCCGTACGCACGAGACGAAGGTCCACGAGGACCAGGAAAATCGCATCCGGGTCCTGGAGACGTTCGCGGCTGCGGGGAACCGCTGGACCCAAGAGGACCAGTACATCTATGAGTCCAGGGTTTCCCGGGATCTCGAAGCGATCCGCCTCGACCTCGCCCTCATCAAGAGGGAGCTGGGGATTCCTATTCCTTCCAACAACGGGAAGCCCCGCTAGGCTCCGCCCATCTTCACACGAACCCGTGAAGTCCAGTTCGTGGGACCGATGTCGATGTGCATGAACTTCCTGCCCGGGTAGAGGATCACGTTCCCCTGCCCGGTCTGGAGATGCCGGGTGACGACGTTCTCCACGTCGAGGGGAAGGACCCTCATCGGGAGGAAGTTCCGGATCTTCACGGACGTGACATCCGCAGCGAGACCGTACATGTGGTGGCTCGTGGGGAAGCCTCCCACGCGCTCGTTGTGGACCTGACAGCGGAAGGCGGAGTTCACGATCACCGGCTCGTTCAGGAAGTTCCGCAGGTCCTGGAGAAGCTCGACCAGCTTCATGTCCACGAGCACGGCCCCGTGACAGGCACACTCGATCCCGTGGCACATGAACTCCTGCATGGAGAAATCCTGGGACAGCTTCATCAGCCTGAAGTTCACCTCGCCTCCTTCCCGGCCCAGTCCGCATAGGCCGCGATTCCGGCGGCTGCGATGATCGGTGGAACGATGGCCACCCACCCGTACTTGGGGTCCTTCACGAATCCGATGGGAGTCAGCCCCCGGTTCTTCTCCCTCGCCTCGGCATAGGCCTTCCGCATGTAGTACCCGGGCTTGGCCGAGCAGTTCTTCACCTGGATCGCGACCGGGATCCTCCCGAAGGCATCGCTGCACTCGACATCCATCGAGCCTTCCCGGGATTCGGTGAGCACCCGGGCGGCGCGGAAGGACCACCTCCCCAGGATCCCCCAGGCGTCCTCCAGGAGCTTCACCACCTCCCGCTCCCCGCGCTTCCCCTTCTCCCGGCTGAACTTCCCCTTACTCCTGGGCTGCGTCGGCATTCCCGTTCCCCTCCACTCCCTGGTTAGGCTCCGTCTCCGCGAGGCCGAGCTGGTGCTTCAGCGCCTCAGCGGACTTCTTCAGCTCCACGATCGGGTTGTCGTTCCGGCTGTAGGTGGAGAGGATCACCTGGATCCCGTCGAGCAGCGTGGCGAGGTGCATGAAGTCGGACGCGAGCTTGTGGGCCTCGAGCGGCCCCTTCTCGTACGCCTTCTCCATCCCCCCGATCACCATCACCACCTGATCGTACAGGGGCTTCACCACGCTCTTGAACTCCTTGATCTTCGACTCTACCTCGGACATCCCACGATCCTCCCTTCCCGGTCAGCCGGAAATTGGTCTTGTCCACACCGATCACGATCTTCGAGAGGTCCCCGTCCATCCGGGTCTTCAGCTCGTTCAGCACGAAGTACCCCTCGTCCTTCATCTCCTGGGTCTGGCACATGCCAGCTACCCAGTCCGCCGTCTGCACCTTGGCGATGGGCCCCGCGATGTGGGCGAGGTTCACCTCCTCCACGTCCAGGGACTGGCGGTTGCCCTGGCTCGCGGTCCAGATCGGGAAGCGTGCCTCACGCCCGAGGCGGCGCATCCCGGCGATCGACTCCCGGAAGATCCCCTGGGGATCCTGGGTCTTCGTGTACCCCACGAGGGGATCCAGGAAGTCCACGACCAGGAGGTCCACGCGCTTCTTCTCCTCCTTCAGCGTCTCCACGCAGGCCCGGAGATCCAGGTAGGAGGCGGGCTGATCGGTGAAGTCCCGGATGAACAGCTCCCCACACCTGCTCCGGAAACGGCGGAGCCTCTTCTTGAAGGTCTCCGGCTTCCGCAGGATCCTCTTCTCGGTCCACCCCAGGAGGATCTGGTCGATCCGTCGGGCCACCTTCACGGCGGGGAGATCCTGCAGCGTCACGTAGAGGACGTTCTTCCCCTGGAGGATGGCGTCCGCCGTGACGTTGCACAACCACTGGCTCTTCCCGCGACCGGTGGGCCCGATCAGGATGCAGACCTCCCCGTTCGCGGGACCGCCCTTCATCGATCTCGTGAGCGTGGGAGCGAACCTCACCGGCAGGCACCCGGGGCGGATGTCCTGGGACCTCTCCTCGGTCGTGTCGAAGTACCGGTAGAACTTCCTCGGCTCATGCCCCACGCGAGCCGCAGCGTCGATCATGTCCCGGATGATCCCGATCTGCTCGATGCCGTCGTGCTTCGCGAGGAGGTCGATCCCCCGGTTGAGGGCGGCCTCCACGAGACGACGCTTGATGAAGATCTCCAGGGGAACCGGGTCGTCCACGGCCTTCCCCATCTGGGCGAGCACCGTGTCCACACGGGCCAGCTTCTTCGGGGAGTTCGTCTCGACCCAGTTGCGGAGCCACTCGATGGGGATCTCCTTCTTCTTGGAGGATCCCTGAAGCTCCGAGAGCGCATGGAAGAGGAGCTTCGTCTCGGTGGAGGCGAAGAACTCCTCTTCCACGTACTTCTTGAACTGGTTCCATCGCTTCCGGTTCCGGATGGAGTCCAGGAAGCGGACCTCGATTCCGGTAAGTCTCACTCCAGCCATGGTGGTTCAGCTCCTCCTCCTCCGCCACCGCCACCGCAGTCCCCGAACCAGCACGACATCATGACGAGCAGGGCGTATCCCAGGAACATGAGGATGATGTCCCGATCCCGGGGCTCGTGGCCCTCCATCACTCCAGCCCCGACATCCGGTAGCGCCGATCCCTGTCCTTCTTCGCTCGCTCCACCGTGATCCCGTGCTCGTACTCCTTGTACTTCGAGCACTTCCTCGAGTGGAAGTCCCCCACGATGTGGAAGCACTCGAGGCACCTCCGGGGACCTCCCTGGTCAGGCGTCAGCGGATCGGTCGCCAGCACCCGTGGATCCAACCGGTTCTCCATCCCCTTCCTCCTTCTTCTTTTCGGGCAGCTCCAACTGCAGCAGCGTGATCGAGATCATCCCCACGAGTTCCTCCCTCTCCCTCTCCGGGAGGACGAGGGCGGAAAGAACCATGCTCAACATCACCTTGGCATGGTGGCGCTCCTCCCCCTCCAAGGTCAGGATCTGGTCCACAAAGTCCTTCTTCATCGTGCGGCCTCCCCCCAGCACTCGTGCTTGTACCGGCACCACTTGCACCACAAGGTCTCCGGGTCCTGGTAGTCCCGAAGCGGGGGCTCCCCGGATACGGCGTGCTTGACGATCATCCGCCACCGGTCCCGGATCCTCTCCCATGCCGCCTGACTGAACGACATCTTCCAGAACGAGACCTGACTCGTGTTCTTGTTCTTGATCGCGAACAGCGTCTCGTGGATCTTCGAGAGGTGCATGTAGACCGTGGCCTGGGCCCGGTAGCCTGGGTGGATCACGTCCAGCGGGTTCTTCTCCAGCCGCCTCCACGACCAGTCCGCGAGCCCCTTCACCTCCAGGATCATCGGCACTTCGGGTGCCGAACTCAACTGGATAATGCCGTCGATCCGGGTACGGATCCGGTAGAAAGGCTTCCCCTTCTTCCGGACCGTGACCCGGAACGACTTCTCCTCCGAGTGGACGACGTGATCCATCTCCTTCAGCCAATGGACCACGCTGGCCTGATGGGCCTCGCCGTCGTACATCCGCATGATCCCCTCGACGGAGTCCGGGACGGACTTCTCCCGGAGCACCAGCTCGTACCACTCCTGACGGGGGCAGCTCCCGGCGGAGGAGGCGTAGAAGATCGGGACCTTGACCCCCTCGATCTCCTCCCACCTGGGGAACTCGGTCATGTCGGAGACCTTCTTGGCGGCCAGCTTGTTCTCGAGCGTGGCCTTGGCGAAGACCCGATCAGTCCAGTTGTCCAGCACGTCAGTCCCCCTTCTTGTCGAACATGTCGATCGTGTCAGGATCCTTCTGCTGGACGATCTTCGGGGCCTTCCCCCACTCGACCACGTCCTCGAAGATGAACACCACGTGCCCGGTCGGGAACCGCACATGCGGCATCCCGGCCTGCACGTTGCTCTCCACGTCGTTGATGCTCATCCCCAACGCGTTCGAGAGCTGTCCTGGCGTCATGACCAGCATCACTCGTCCCCTTCCTCATCCGCCTCCCGGCGGTGCTTCTTCCCCTTCTTGCCGCTCTTCTTCATGAGGAGCGACTGCCCGAGGCCTTCGTACGCGTCCTCGTACTTGTCGACCAGGATGTTCCGGATCTCCTTCGCGGAGAGCAGGTCACCACCCTTCGTGAGATCGTGCGCCTGCTCCTCCCAGTCCTCGGGGAGCTTCATCGTGGTGCGGGAGGCGGTGATCTTGTAGCGGGTCTGGAGCTTCTCGCCGCGCTTCGTGACGGTCAGGCAGTACCCGTCGTTCTCGTCGGTGAAGTCGCCCCACTCGTCGTCCTCGAGAAGCTCGATCATGTCCTCGATGCGGGCCGCCGACGGGCTCCACACCTTGACCTGCCCCTCGTCGTCGGTGATCACGTTCACGTTGTAGCGGATCTTCGCCCGGAGATCCCGGGCCGCATCCTGGAGAGCGGAACTCTCAGACGTGGAGAACAACGTGGCACACGTGCAGGCCGGGCACGGGTCCGCCGTGTTCGCGAGGCAGCGGAAGAACTTCGCCCCGCCGTGGTCCGTCCCCACGCGGTGCTCGTAGAACGAGCCGAAGAACGCGTCGGGATCGCTCTTGCCATTCACTCCGGGGAGGACCCGGATCTTGTTCTTGCCCTGGGAAGGCTTCCAGAAGATCCCTCCCCGACTCTCCTGCGCCCGCTTCCTCATCGCATCGACATCGTACGGCATCTCAGTCCTCCTTCTTCCACTCGGTCAGCTCACCCCAGTTCGGTCCGTACCCGATATCAACCTTCATAGGCACCGTGATTTTCACGCCAAACCTCGAGGTCCTGGGATTCTCGCACAGCTCTTGCACCGCTGTCAACACCTCAGAAAACTCCTCCGGATGGACATCCAGGACGATGGAGTCGTGGACGGTGGCGATGATCCGGCTCTCCATCTTCCCTTCCCGGAGCCAGTTCCAGAGGTCGTTCATGCAAACCAGGGTCACCGCCGCCGCGTCGGACTGGATCGGGAAGTTCACGGCCTGCCGGAGCGCATGGGACCCCTCCTCGCTCTGGGGGTCGGTGACCTCCAGGTGCCGCACCCTCCCGAAGAGGGACCGGGTCCTGCCCGTGAGGAGGACCTCCTGCCGGATCTTCCGGGTCCAGGCACGGACCTTCGGGTACTGGGACCAGTAGGCGGAGAGGAACTCCCTGGCCGTCTCGAACTCCATCCCCGTCTCCCCAGAGAGCCTCCCGGCGGACATCCCGTAGAGGATCCCGAAGTTGATGGTCTTCGCGAGATACCGCTGCTCCTTCTCGACGTTCTCCTCGGGGATGTTGAAGATGGCGGCAGCCGTGGTCCGGTGGATGTCCCCGTCCTTCTCGAAGACCTCCAGCATCCTCTCCTCGCCCGAGGTCATGGCCAGGATCCTCAGCTCCATCTGCGAGAAGTCAGCCTGCACGATCTTCCCGCTCGGGAACCTGGAGACGAAGACGCTCTTCACGTTCTTCGGCACCTGTTGGAGGTTCGGGTTCCGGCACGAGAGCCTCCCCGTGACCGTGCCCGTCAGGCTGTAGATCGGGTGGACCCTCCCGTCCCAGCCGATGTGCTTCTCCCGGAGCGGGGTCAGGAAGGCCGTCTCCAGCTTGTGGAGCGCACGGTACTTCAGGTAGTTCTCGATGAACTCCTTGCGGTCCCCGTCCACCTTCTTCTGCCGGAGGATCTTCTCGAGCGCCGGGGTGGAGACGGACGGCTGCTTCTGCGGAGTGAACGTGTGGCACTTGATCCCCATGTTCTCGTAGAGGACGGTAGCCACCTGCCGGGAACTGGCGAGGTTGATCTCCCCGGCCACCTCGTAGAGCTTCGCCGTGATGGCCCGCCGTTCCTTCTTGAACCTGCGGGAGAGGATGTCGACCTCGTCCCGGTCCACGAGAATCCCGTCAAGCTCCACGTCCACGAGGGTACGGAGCGTCTCCATCATCAGCTTGAACGGGCGCTCGAGCCTCTGCGCCTTGAGCTGGAACCGGAACAGCTTCCGCAACCGGTACGTGGCGTCGGCATCCATCGCGTTGTACTGGAGCAGTTCCTTCGTCACCTCGGTGAACGTCCCACGCTTCTGCTTCATCCCGTCGGCGTAGTGCCCCATGGGCGTGAAGCGTGCGGCAAGATGCTCGAGGCTCTTGTCGGGGTAGTCCTCGGAGATCAGGTGCCATGCCACGAGAGTGTCCCACACCGGGCCCCGGACCTTCCACCCCTCCTTCGCCAGCCACAGGAGGTCGAACTTCAGGTTGTGTCCGATCTTCGTGTGGCGCTCGCTCGAGACTTTCGACACCGCACGGCGACAAGCACGCCCGTTCCCGAACTCGTAGGCTGCCGCCTGGAGCGGCGTGGACGACACGGCGACCGAAAGGATCCGGGCGTCCTTCGCCCACGGGTTGAACGTCGTGGTCTCCAGATCGATCGAGAACCGCTTCCCCACCTTGTAGGGCTCGGCCTCTTCCCCCTCCGCCTGGAGCACGTACTTCCTCGTCTTCGGGTCCTCGATCCCCTCATCCCCTTTCCCGAGGTAGATCTTCTGGATCCAGCGGAGGTCATCGATCACGACCTGCCTCAACGCAGGCATGCGGAAGATGGCCGCCGGATGGTAGGTGCCGGTGACCACCACTTCCCTCCGGCGCTTCCGCCACGAACTGCGCTTCTCCCGGAACTGCCGCTCGATGGTGAACGTCTTCCGGCGGAAGTCCTTGACCGACACTCCCGAGAACTGGTCCTTCATCGTGGAGAACGCCGTGTTGCCGAGGCACACGATCATCCTCGGGCGCACCTGCTCGATCGCGGGCCACATGTGCCTCGCGGAGCAGGCGAGGATCTCCCGCTTCGTCGGCTTGCGGTTCGAGGGTGGCCTGCACCACGTCGTGTTCGTGATCGCGTAGGGGAGTTCCCACTCGGCCTCCTCCAGGAGATCGAGCAGCAGCTTCCCGGCAGCCCCCACGAAGGGGCGTCCTCTCCGCTCCTCCTCCGCTCCCGGGGCCTCGCCCAGGAACAGGATGTTGCATCGCGCCGGACCCGTTCCCGTGCAGTACCCGACCCTCCCCGCCGTCTGATGGAGGGCGCAGTCCCGACACTTCGGGTCACGTGCATCGTCCCAGTAGCCCACGGTGTTCCCCTTTCAAGGGGCTCGGGGACTCGCGGGTGAAAGGAGGAAAGCCCACGAGAAAGGAGAGGCTGGAGTTCTCCTGGATCGCCCGAGCAGTTCCGGCCTATCGATCCCTTGGCCCAACTGCAGGTTTTCTACTTCCAGTACTTACCCTACGATCACCTTCCCGTCAAGCAGCCAGTCCCGGGAGGTGAACCCGTTCGCTCCCCAGATGATGTGCGAGCCGTTCCCACCGGTGGTCCTGGCGAGCGTCAGCACGCCGTCTCCCAGGGACCTCCCCGCGCTGACCTCGTAGCACAGGTAGGTCGGGTACACCGCCGTCCTCCAGTCCACCGGGGGATCCCCGGCGCAGTTGATCACGACGGGGCAGCGGTTGTTGACCATCGTGACCAGCGTGCTGGTGTACGCCCTCCACCGGAGGAGGATCTGCTCCTCGGCCTCGGCGTCGGTACGACCGGAGTGCCAGTGGGGCTTCACGAGGTTGGTCGCCCAGGTGGGCATGGTCTTCCAGCACTGGTCGAAGTAGATCCCGTCGAAGGCCCCGAGGTTCCCGGTGACGAAGTTGGCGTAGTCCTCCGCCGCGTTCGGCGTGGGCTTCAGCCACGGGTGCGCCGGGTACTTCGGATCGTGGACCTCGGGGTCGTACAGGTACTTCCCGAGAGCGACCTTCTGCGACTGGTAGATCGGGGCCGGGTAGTTGGAGATGGCCACCGCGTTCCAGTACGCGAAGATCATCGCATCTCCCGGGATGCGGTCGAGCACGGGGCCCATCGTCGGAGTGGCGATGATGATGTCCGATTCCGCGATGTCCTGCGCGTGGGTCGTGAGCTGCTGCACGGAGTTCAGGGGGAACAGTGCCTTCATCAGAGTTCCTTCCAGTTCCAGTTACTGGGTTTCGTGGACTTCGACTTGCGTGGCTTCTTCTTGGTCGAGGATGCACGTCGCGACGAGGACCCACCCCGCGATCCCCCAGATGACGAGCGCGAGGATGAGCGTCGGGAGGAGCCACCACCCAGGAGCGAGTCGCGAGCCTTGCACCATACGTCGAGGAGTTCCGGTCCGGTCACTTGACACGGGTCTTTCCCTTCGGGCAGGCGAGCGATGGTGGCCTCGTGACCAGCCGCCTGCAACTGGTCGACGATCCGGAGGGCGTTTCGGGCCTCGTTCAGCCCCCCGTCTAGCATGACGATGAACCGGTCTCCTTCGTGCTCGAGTTTCTCGAGGATGGAGTCCGTCAGGTTCTGCCCCCAGAGGGCGGCGGCCCGGCTGTGCGTGACGTACGCGGTGCGGAGAGCATCCGCTCCCCCCTCCACGAGGATGATCGGCTCGTGCTTGGACGAGAACTGCTGGAAGTACATGATGCTGATCGCGGCACGCCCGTCCACGATCCAGGGCTTCGGGGCCCCGTAGTGGAAAGTCTTCGGCCAGATCCAGGGGACACAGGCGTGCGCCGTGGCGAACGTCATGACCCCATCCTTGAAGACACGGAAGACGATGCGCCCGCTCAGTCCGTTGGTGCCGCTCCTGACGCCATGCTTCAGCGCGAACGACACCGGGATCTGGTGGTCCCGCAGGTACTGGGCAGCGGACCCCCGCAGGTCGTAGGACGTGGTGAGGTCCGGCAGCCTCGCGACCCGGCTCTCCTGGTCCATCACGAGGACGGGCATCGTCACGCCCGTGAGGTTCTGGAGGATCTTGGTCGGACCCCCCTGCTGGCACCGGAAGCAGAAGAACTTCCCCTTCTTCCAGTTGACGTAGAGCTTGCCCTTCGTCTCGCCGCAGAAGATGCAGCAGTACCGGTGCTCCCCTCCGCTGATCCCCTTCAGCTTCATGGCTTCTCCTCCAGCATGGCGTCCAACGCCTTCTCGGCTTCGCTCATGGCGTCACCTTGTGGTCGCGGACGAGGGTGGCGAAATAGTAGCTCCACCGTCTCGCCTCGTAGTGGAGGTCGAGTTCCTCCAGCATCTTCGCCGCGCTCTCCAGGGCTTCGCGGTGGGTCGGCATGGCAGCGTTGGAGTTCTTGGTAGCATTCATCCAGTTCCCGGATCTTGCGGTTGGCGGCGGGGACGACATCGAGAATGTTGTGCCTACACCCGCCATCCCCGAGCATCCGGGTGCAGTCGCTACCACAGACCGGGCAGGTGTAGTCGTCGCTGCCTTGCGTACGGGGGCTTGTGGCCTCCTTGTTCAAGGCAGCCTCCAGTTCCGCCACCCTGCGCTCCAGGGCAATGATGCGGTTGAGGGTATCATTCATTGTCATCTCCTTTCAGGGTTGCGGGGAGTCCCGGGTCCTACCCCGGGATCACTCTGGCTCCCCGCCTCCAGAGGCCTTCACCCCTCCCGTGCTAGGGGATCGGGCGCATCGTCATGTCGATGAAGCGGAGCGCGAGTTCCTTGCACTCCTTCTTCGCCTTCGACATCTCCTTCTTGTCCCCCTCGATCCGGGCCGCAGCGTACTGCGCGTAGCACACCGCGATCTCGGTCCAGATCTGGTTGGCGGTCACGCGGGCCGTCGCCGGAGCAGCCTCGACGGTCTTGCGAGGACGACCAGGACCCCTCTTCGGAGGAGCGGGCTCGTCTTCCTCCTCCTCCTCCTCCTCGTCCTCGTCCTCCTCCTCGTCGTCGTCTTCGTCTTCGTCCTCGTCGTCCTCGTCTTCGTCCTCGTCCTCGTCCTCGTCCTCGTCGTCCTCGTCCTCGTCGTCCTCGTCGATGTCTTCCTCTTCCTCGTCGTCCTCGTCCTCGTCGTCCACGACGGGGGCCGCCTTCTTGGCCTTCTCGTCAGCGGCCTTGGCCTTGCTCGCCTTCTTCCTGCTCTTGAGACTCACAGCTCCTCCTTGTCGAGAACCTCCAGGACCGTTCGGAACCGGGGGTAGGGGAGGTTCCGTCCCATCACCCAGTTCTTCACCGTGCGGACATCGACGCCCAGCCGGTACGCCAACCGGCTCATCGGCCACCGCCGATCATCGAGGATCCGACGGACCATCGTGCGGTACTTGTGCATCAGCTCCCTACGAGACGAGCCGGGCGACCTTCGTGCGGTACGTGCGGGCCATCTTCTCGAGAACCGCGAGCGTCGGGGCAACCGTGTTCTCCTTGGACTCGAGCTGGTAGAGGAAGGAGAGCGTCACCCCCATCTGCGAGGACGCCTCCTGCACCGAGAGCTGGGAGGCTTCACGGGCATCGACGATGTTCGCCTTGACCTTCTTCCGGAGCTTCGGGCTGATGAGGTACTTCACTCCGGCCTTCGTCTTCTTCGCTTTCACTTCCCCCTCCTGAACGGGCTCGAAGGGCAGCGGTTGATCGAGCGTACCGCGTTCCGCGCAGCCCGTAGATTGCTGCTCTTGGACGCACTCCCGGAGTTCGGGAGGGTCACGACGTGCTTCCCGCACGGGCAGTAGTAGAGCAGGTGGCTGCCCTTCGCGGGACGTTTCTCCCACCCTTCCGCGTCAAGGATCCTCGCGACATCCACGAAGCTGGTGGGCTTCATCCCATCACCCCCCGGTCGTCATCCTCGGGTTTCACCTTGAGCCTGTCAAGCAGTTTTCTGAGACGGCCCGAATACTCCCCGACCTCGACCATCCCGGGGTGGAAGTCGATCCCCGCCCAGTACGCGACCGCTTCCCGGGCCTGCTCGACCTCCCCGGCCCACGCCCACCGCAGGAACCTCCAGTCCCGGATCATCATGAGAACCGGCGGCTGCAGTCCCCGGGCCCGGAAGGAATCCATCTTCAGGAGGTAGCGCTTCCCGACCGGCTTGATCGCGATCGGGATCACGACCGTCTGCTCCCCGTGGAACTCCATCGGCCAGGACAGGTCCGGGAACCCCAGCCTCACCGAGGTCTCTGCCTCGTCCGGGAACGCCACCCCGTAGACCGTGCTCCCCTCCCACACCTCGGGCACCTGACCGTAGAGCTGGGTCAGTGGAGTCACCTCGCTGTAGAGCTTCCACTCGAGCTGGCCGTACATGGAGCCGTCCCACCGATCCCGATCGTCTGCCGGTGAAAGCAGAGGTACAACAAGCCGGTCCCCCTTCTTGAGCGTTCCCTTCAAGAAGGGAATTGCGTACTCGATCTTCTTCATAAATTGGTCTCCTTCATAAATGCGTCTTTATATGTACCTATGTCTATAGGTACTACGTAATACGTATCCTTTACGTACTACGTCTACTCCACCCTCTCTGACGGAGGTAGTGCCGAGGAGCGAAGCGACGAAGGTACTACCTCCGGTGTAGTCAATATCCACAAAGAGCGTACTTGAGGATATTGTCTTATCCTTCTAACGGGAGGATCCCCCTACGTCGTCGTCGCTGCGCTCCTCCTCCTCCGGGGGCCCTCCCGTTCATGAGGTCTAGGTGGTTATGTCTTCTCGGTAGACCACAGGTACTATGAGCTGCACTCCAGCTCACTCGGAATCCTCCAGGATCGTCGATCTCGGAGGGGGGTGCTATGGTGGTAGCCACCCCCCATAGATCTCTTCACCACGGGCCTCGCAGGGGCCTTCCCGGCGAAGCTGTCAGTCCATCCGGGACTGTGCGTAGAACTTCATCCCGGGAAGCTCTGCCTCCAGGGTCTCGGCCATGGCACGGGCGCAGGCCTCTTTCCGCTCCAGGGACTGGCCGAAGGAGTGGATCCAGTACTGCACACCGCCGTTCCATTTATGAGACCACCCGGCGTTCTTGCGGGCCCACTGCGAGAAGGAGTCGTTCCCTGGACGGTGCATCACCCAGGCGAATCCGCAGCAGCCGTCCTTCACGACATCCACGATGGAGCCCGCAGGCTCCGGGAAGCCACAGCCCACCACCGTCATCGGGTGGGGCACGCAGGCCTTCCCCGCGAGGTAGCCCGCCTCCTTGGCCTTGGTCCAGGCGGCCTCGAACGAGGCGTAGCGGTCCATCCGCTCCTGCTTGTCGGCCTGGATCTGCTCCTTCCAGCGGGCCCTTGCCTCCCGCTTGTGGAACGTGCAGTACTTGCTCTTGCCGGAACGGGGATCCTCACAGGTCTCGATCACGCACTTCATGGTCAGTCCTCCTTCACGTTGCGGACCTCGAAGGTCCAGGTGGGTTCGCCGGACAGGAACTCGAGAACGGGGCGCATGTCCTCATGGTTGACCAGGAGGTCCCCGACATGCAGGGACGTGACCGACTCCAGGTATGGAGGCTGCAGCTCGGGGTTCCTTGGCGAGTAGATCCTCCCGGTCACCGGGATCTCACCTGCGTTGAGCAGCTTCGCGAGGATGGTGATGCCTCGCCGGACCTCGAACACCGCGTGCTTGGTCTTCATGACTCCTCCTTCATCGGGCGCAGGAAGCGCCAGTTGTGGAACTCGATCAGGATGTCCCACGGCTCTCGTGTGACCATCCGGAATCCATGGGCTCTGGGGCTCTCGATCCCGTCGGCCCAGTCGATCACGAGCCTGCCGTTCTTGCGGACGCGGACCACTGTTGCGACCAGCCGCCCGCGCTGGGAAAGGACGAGGTCGCCCTTCTTCGGCTTCCACATCCGGTTCTTGTCCAGGACGAGGCCGGTTCCGAAGAACCGGCACGTCGTCAGGATCTTCTGCAGTTCGGGGAGGCTCTTCATCCTCGTCCCACCTCGGAGAGCATCGAGGACCTCCCGGCCAGGAACCCCCGGACGTAGGTCTGCATGTACTCCAGCACGTCCTTCGGGACGGGACGGGCACGGTCGACCCGCTCGGTGATCAGCTCCCACCAGGGATGCGTGTGCCCTTCGTGGGCGGCGATCTCGAAGACGTAGTAGCCTTCGTCGTACACGTTCTGGAGAGCCTTGGTCAGCGCCGCTGCCTCGGCCAGCGACAGGTACTTCGCGATGGTCATCCGCTTCTTGTTCATCCCTGCCCCCTCTCGGCCTGCTCGGCCAGCGCCATCTTCTCCATCAGGGACAGCCGGACCATCCGGAATCCCTCCTCCATCCTCTGGAGGTCGTCGCAGATCTCTTCGTGGTTGAAGTAGATCGCGCCCTTGTCGTCGTCATGGTCCTTCAGCTCCAGGTTGATGCGGTTCATGATCCGCTGGGCTCCTCGCAGCGCGAGGTCGAGCTGCCCCTCGGGATCGATGTAGGGTCCCAGCGTTCCCATGAGACCCA